TTAATGCCGTGGCAGAAGTGGGTTCTAGATGACATGATGCGAGTGGACGCTAAAGGTAACTACATTCGCAAGACATCGCTGCTATTGGTAGCACGACAGAACGGTAAGAGCCATCTAGGGCGCATGCGCGTCATCTGGGGCCTCTTTTATGGCGGTGAGATGAAGCACCTGATTATGTCCTCCAACCGAGCGACAGCCCTGATGACCTTTCGAGAGATCGCATGGATCATCGAGAATGCACCTCACCTCAAGGCAGGCACTAAGGCTATTCGCTACGCCAATGGCGGCGAAAGAATAGAGCTCTTAAACGGGGCAACACTTGACCTCGTATCTGATACCCGTGACTCATCGCGTGGACGCACAGCTGACTTCCTCTGGATCGACGAGGTTCGAGAGATCAGTAAAGACGGCTACACCGCTGCAATTCCAACCACTCGCGCCCGTCCTAACAGTCAGACCTTTCTCAGCTCGAATGCCGGGGACGCCTTCTCTGAAACACTTAATAACTTACGCGAACGCGCCTTGTCTGCGCCTCCTAAGTCTTTCGGATTCTATGAATACTCAGCACCGCAATACTGCAAGATCACAGACCGCAATGGATGGGCATTCGCCAATCCTGCACTCGGCTACACGATTACAGAGGAGTCCCTTGAAGAAGCTGTTGCAACTAATAAAATTGAAGACACTAGGACTGAGCTTCTATGTCAATGGATTGACTCTCTACAAAGTCCATGGCCTCATGGCGTACTTGAGGCGACCTCCGACGCCTCGCTCCAGATTCCGATCGGTGGCTATACGGTTTTTGGTTTTGATGTATCTCCATCTCGCCGCAATGCAAGCCTCGTTGCTGGTCAGATTATGGGTGACGGAAGAATCGGTGTTGGGATTCTCCAGACGTGGGAAAGTCAAGTCTCGGTAGATGATCTTAAAATAGCGGCAGACATTAAAGGATGGGCTGATCAGTATCGCCCGAAGATGATCTGCTATGACAAGTATACTCGAGTAGTCCATAACGGTCAAGAAGAGTTAATTAAACAGATGAATAACTGCGCGGCCAAGACTAACGATTCAAGCTGGCGTATCGTAAAGCGTAAGAGTGCAGGCGATGTATCTGCGCCGATCTCACTTGCCATGGTAGTTTCAATGCTGATGAAACCTCAACAGATAGCCGCTATTTACACAGAGTAGTGTATAATTGCCCTCTATGGGTATCTTCGATCGTAAGTCTAAGAAGCTAGAAGCTCAATACGCTCCGCAGGTCATGGGAGAAAGTATCTTCTCTCTTAACTCTGCGATCATGCCGCGAATCTCGCGTAAAGAAGCGATGTCAGTCCCGTCTGTTGCTCGCGCCCGTAACCTTATCTGTGGCACAGTAGCCAGCATCCCTTTAGAGTATTACAATAAGCGCACAGGCGAAGTTATCGCGCCGCCTCGATGGATCACTCAACTATCTAAGTCACAGCCATCTTTCGTAACTCTGACATGGATGATTGACTCGCTCATGATGTATGGCGTCTGTTATCTTTTAGTCGAAGAGCGCTATGCCGAAGACGGTCGCCCTGCATCGTTTGAGTGGATCGCTAATAACCGCGTAACATTCACAACCGACGTTCTCGGAATTATGATCGAACAGTATTACGTTGATGCAACTCCGATTAACATGAACGATATCGTCACAATTCAAGGATTCGATGAAGGCATCCTAGAGCGCGGATCTCGTACCATTCAAGCCGCACTAGATGTCGAAAAAGCAGCCGCGGTCAATTCTGCACAGCCTCAAGCCGCTGGATTCTTGAAGAATACCGGCGCTGATCTTCCACCTGCAGAAGTTCAGGGATTACTTGCAGCTTGGAAACGCAGCCGTCAAAATAATTCCACCGCATACCTCACATCGACGTTAAGTTATGAGGCGGTTGCGTTTTCACCTAAAGACATGATGTACAACGATGCGATCCAGAATCTTTCTACTCAGATCGCTAGATTGTGCAACGTACCAGCCTATTATCTTTCAGCAGATCAAAACACGACGATGACTTATGCCAACGTTCAAGATGAGCGTAAGCAATTCTTCGCTCTCTCAATCGAGCCCTACATTCAGGCAGTACAGACGCGCCTTAGCATGGATGACATCTCAACCTCTGGCCATGAAGTGCGTTTTGCCGTCTATGACACATTCTTAAAGAGTGACCCAATGGCAGAGCTAGCAGTTATTGAGAAGTTGCTCGCTCTAGGGCTTATCACTACAGAGCAAGCAATGGAAATGACAGACCTAACACCTAACGGCAGCGAAGGACTAAGTTAATGGAAACACTATACATAGAAGCCTCATCTATTGAGTGCAGCGAAGAGCGCCGCGAAATCTCAGGCAAGATTGTGCCACTTGGTACAGGCGAGATCGGTAATACTAATCTCGGCGCTTACAGTTTCGAGGCTGGATCTATTGAGATCGCAGACCCTACAAAGATTAAACTATTAAGCCAGCACGACATGAAGAAGCCAGTCGGTCGCATGATCAGCGCAGAAACTCGCGCAGATGGCATCTATGCAACTTTCAAGTTAAGCCGTAGCCAAGGCGGTGCAGACGCCCTCATCATGGCATCCGAGGGATTGGTTTCAGGGCTGTCAATCGGTGCAGAGATCATCGCATCCAAGCCAAGCCGTAGCGGTCACACCGTAGTAACAGCGGCTAAATTAAAAGAAGTTTCTCTAGTTACTGAGCCAGCATTTAAGTCTGCTCAGGTGCTAGAGATTGCAGCGGAAGAAGCGCCAGCCGAAGCCGTAGAAGAAACCCTACCTACAGAAAGCGAGACAGTCGTGGAAGACACAACAGTCGAAGCAACACCAGTAGAGGCTGCGGCTGTAGAAGCTGTCCGCCCTACAATTACAGCACGCGCCTACACACAGGATCGCGTTGCACCAATTACATCAGCACAATATCTCGGAGCACAGATCAAGGCTGCAATGGGCGATGACGAAGCTCGTCGTGTAGTTCGCGCTGCCGATGATTCAACTTCAACCAACACAGGTCTTACATTGCCTGCGCACCTCAACATGTTCGACACAACTACATTCTCAGGCCGTCCTGCATTCGATGCAGTTACACGCTCTGGTGCAGTCCCTCAACTATCATTCACCATCCCTAAGATGGGAACCGCTCCAACTACTGCAGTAACTGCAGAAGGTGCAGCACCATCAGAGACAGGCATGACTTCAACATACGACACAGTTACAGCGAGCAAGTATTCAACACTAAACCGTGTCTCATTCGAACTCCTTGATTTTTCAAATCCTGCATTCGAAACTTTGCTTATGGACGAAATGCGCAAGGGGTACGAGAAGGCAACAGATAATGCTCTTATCGCTTACTTCACATCTGCAGGTACACAGGCAACTGGCGTAGCAGCAACAGCAGCAGGACTTCAGAGCTTCATCGCTACACAGGGTCCAGCAGCTTACAAGGCAACAGGTGGAGACTACGCTAACAAGCTAGTGGCATCGACTGACCAATGGAGCGCAATCCTCGGATACGCAGACACAACAGGTCGTGCATTGTTCAATGCTGAATCACCTGTAAACGCATCAGGTGGAGCATCTATCAACTCTACAGTCGGACGCGTACTTGGCGCAGACCTAATCGTTGATCACAACATTGCAGTATCTGGCATCGTTGATGAGTCAGCATTCTTGGTTGCTCCTAACTCAGTCTATGTTTGGGAATCCCCTGTTACAAATCTTCGCCTCAACGTTCTAACAACAGGCGAGATCGAGATCAACATGTACGGCTACCTAGCAATCCACGCTAAGGCAGCAGGAGCAGGCATCCGCCGCTTCAATTTCACAGCTTAATAGCTGTACCTAAGTCGCTGGCGGCGTAGTGCCCTTCTACGCCGCCAGTCTTTAGAAAGGATAAGAGCATGGCATTGACTACAATCGCAGAGCTACGCACCGCACTTGGTGTCGGTACGCTCTACGCTGACGCCACGCTTCAAGAAGTCTGTGACGCCGCTGACAACGTACTCTTACCTTTTCTATGGACTAACACGACTTCAATTATTGGCCATAGCAACACAGCTAATACAGGCACGTCTTACTTTGATGAGTACATTCAAGATGTCTTTTATGTAGGCCAATCGCTAGTGATCAGCGGATGCGGATCAAAACATAATGGCAACAAAACTCTAACAGCCGTTGGAGAGCGTTCAATCACTTATGCGATTACTGGAAACAATAACGCTGTAACACCTTTTCATCCAATCAACCCTTACGGCTTAGCAGCGGCTGATACTTACACAGACTACACAACGATCCCGGCAATTCAAGAAGCTGCACTCATGATAAGCATTGACATCTGGCAATCACGCCAGGCTCCATCTTCTGGCGGAGTCTCAATCGACGGCTACGCACCTTCTCCTTATCGGATGGGTAACACCTTGCTCGCACGCGTTCGTGGCCTTCTTGCTCCTTATCTTGATCCGCGTTCTATGGTGGGCTAATGGCCGCCATCTCAACACTACGCGCAGGTATCGCATCGGCTCTTACTGATAACACAAAGTATTCAGTCTTCTCATTCCCACCTGCAACCGTAATTCCAAATTCTGTAATCGTTTCACCGTCTGATCCTTACATTTCGCCGTCTAATGGATGGCATGCATCTATCTCGCCCTTGGCGAATTTCACCATCTCAATCATGGTGCCGCTTCTCGATAATGAGGGCAATCTAAACGGAATTGAGGATGACATCGTGCGCGTGTTTAATCTGCTCGCTGCATCTTCATACACCTACAACGTCACAGAGGTTTCGGCCCCAGCCGTACTCAATGCCGCTTCGGGTGATTTACTAACCTGCAACATCAACATATCCGTACTTACGAGTTGGAGCTAAACCATGTCCGAATGGGAAAAAGAAAGAGACGCCTTCCTGATCAAAATCGGGCAGGTAGCACCATCAACACCAAAGCCAGTAACTACTAAGAAAGACGAGGAATAATCTCATGGCTGTATTTCTGAATAATGGAGTAGTCGTATCGGTTAATTCCGTCGA